TTTTTCATGTTTGATCTTTTGCATTCTAGTTAGTTTTCTAGATGGATCGTATGCTAAACCTGCTATCTCAAAACCCATTCTAGGTAAAGTGACTGCAAATGATCTGTCGTCTAACTCTGCTTGTTGATCTAATCTAACTAAAAACTTTTCTTTAGGCGCATATGCTAAAGGTACTTTTATTCTTTGTAATACGGCACCAGTATCCTTATTCTTACTTTCAATAACTATATTATTAAATAGTTGACCGAAAGCAATAATAATCTTTCTTAATCCTTCGTTATAAAACGGTGTGCCGAACATCTATTATTTTTCCTTTGTTTTATGAGTCTTGCCAGAATTTTTACCTTTTTTAAAAACATAATCCATTGTGCCGTTTGCACCAGCAACAACTTCTTTTTTTAATGTTTTAAATAATTGTAAGTCTTTTAATTTTCTAGCCTGCTTACTTGTGTAAGATAATAAACTTTTTACGTCTCTCATACTTCATCTACCTCCCCAAATGGATTTCTTTCTGTGAAATCTAACACATCATCTGCTACAGTTGCTGTATCAAAACCAGCCGCTGTATCTAAATCCAGATTTTGTGCATATGTTGATTGTGTTTGAACGGTAACTTTTGTACTATCATAACTTTCGTTAATCAAGAAGTTAGCATTGCCTGAAGCTTCATCATCTTGTTCAAGTTGAATTGTGCCTTTACCATTTTCTAAATGTATTCTATCTACTAATAAGTTTGTAGAATAAGCCTCATCTTTGTCATCAATACCTTGAACGCCTGTGTCTAGTCCTTCGTTTGAGTATTCCCAACGTGTAACCCTTAATTTGTAAACTGGTAAATTTCCTAATTGAAAGAATGGCTCTTGATCTTCAACAAATTGAATTTCAAAAAAACTATTCATTAAAGGAAAATATAAAATATCTCCTTCGTTTGGTCTACCTTTTACATTTAATTGTGTTCTAATATCTACTTTATTTTGAAAACGTCTTTTAGATACCATCAATGTAGTATCTTCTCTAATTTCTAATCCGAACTTATTGATTAATTCTTGTTGACCAGCAAATCCTTCAGTAGTTTCAAAATACATTTCAATAGGAAAAGCATTTTTAAATTTACTATTAACGTCTTCACCTAATACTAAATCTCTATTTACAATTTCTCTCGGCATATAGTAAATTAAATTACCATATATCTTTAATCCTTCTATGATTAAATCCTCGTATAGATATTTCTCGGATTGATTTCCGATCCCATCTCCGTGCTGAAAGTATGGATTCATTACTACCATAATTGTACCCTATCCGATTATCATGTTCGGAAATTCTTCAAAGGCTGTTCTAACTTCCGTTTCTAATTTTTCTATGTCTTGTAGTGCTTCAGAATATATTTGACCACCATTTAACGTCACGCCACCAACCATAGTGACACCGTTAAATTTAGATAAGTTAGCACCCCATTGTTTTTTAAATAGTGCTACGACATATCTTTTTAACCATTGATCATTGTATACATCTGTATTTGTTGTTGGATCTAATTTTCTAAAACAATCTATTACCAAATATTCACCAACTTGTAAGTCTTCTTTCCAATCCATGTCAATGAATAATTTGTTATCGTTTTGATTAAATCTTAATGGCTTTTCACCTACTAATATATGATCTAAAAAGTCTAACTGTCTCATAACTATATCATAATTAACTACCGATGTTGAAGAAAAATCATAGAGATCATTTAATCTCATTTGATATCTTACGTCAAATAAATTCAAACTACCTTTACTTGAAAAAGGAAATATATTAGTGACAGATAAAACTGATTCAGGAACTACTAGATAATTTTGTCCTTCTTTCCAAGATGTAGTCACAGAGTTTTTAGTTGCTGATTCAGCTGAACTATCAACAGTCATTCTGTCATAATCTGTTTGTGTGTATTGATACTTCAGATAACATCTTCTTACTGCATTCATATGAAATTGTGCATAGTATTGGAAAGCCTCGTCCAATCTATCTTCAAGTTGATCATTGTCAACGTTAATTTCTATAACAGGTTGACCTAATGCTCTTAAAGCGTAATCTTTTAATTCTTCTCTTGTTGTTGGTGTTGCCATGTTTATATTTATCCCTTATTAACTTGATGTTTCTACCCAACCTTGAGTATTATCACCTTGGTATAATTCTTCATTCCATACGTAATTTGCTCCAGGTCTTGTTAAAGGTGCTTCCCATAAATAAGTTGTTGTATTTAATGTCCAACTTTCAAAAGGTTTTGGAGCATAAAATCCTGTTCCATCATAATGATAATCTATACCTGCAAAATTTTTTCTTAAAGGAGTACCGCCTAATAAATGTTCATTACCAAAAGTGTTGTATGATGTTTGTATCCATTCTCCTGGTTTTTCTGAAACAAGATTATTAATAAATTCTTGTTCAGCAACAATAACCTCTTTAACTATTCCGTTTTCTACTCTTGCAAAATGAGCCATATTATCTCCTATATACTTGTTGTGTCATATCTTATTATTACTATTCCAGAACCACCTGCTCCTGTATTTTGTGTTCCAGTGGAATAACCACCTCCACCTCCTCCACCAGTATTAGCAGAACCATCGGTAGAATGAGAACCATTACTTGTTGCAGCTTCGCCTCCACCACCGGCACCAGCCTCAGGATTAGCACCATTGGTATTTGCTGAACTACCACCACCAGCACGAGTTATTGAACTACCAGTTATAGATGAAGATACACCATCACCACCGTATCCTGCTCCGTCAGTGTTACCAGATTCTCCAGCACCACCTCCGCCTCCTGCCATGTTACCAGTTTCAGATCCACTACCGCCAGAATATCCTTGTCCAGATGTTCCTGATCCAGGAGAACCATCAGATTCTTTTCCTCCTCCACCAGAGCCACCAGAACTTTCAGAGGAATCGGCACTATTACCACCGCCACCTCCACCACCTGTAGATGTAATTCCGTTAAATGTAGAATTTGAACCTCTAGATCCTCCACTATCACTATTATTTGCCGGTCGTGAAGCGCCAGCACCTACAGTGACAGTGTATGATGTAGCAGATAATGTCATTGAAGATTCAGCTGAGTTACCACCACCAGAGTTTTCGCCGGAAACATTTGTTCTATAACCTCCAGCACCTCCTCCTCCACCAGCAACACTAGAACCACCGGCACCACCTGATCCACCACCAGCAATGACTAGATATTCTACTGATAGATTAGATATAGGATTTGTAAATGTTCCTGATGATGTAAAAGTATGTATTCTGTAATTACCTGAAGTTGTTATTGTTCCACCTGATGGTAAAGAACTAACAGACAATGTTTGTGTGCCTGAATCAGAACCGTCACTATTAGTAACCTTAACTGAAACTGAATCACCACCACTAACTGCACTTACTAAACCTGATGGTGTTGTAGCTGAAGCAGTTGTGCCTGAACTTGGAGTTACCGTAGTTGTGTAATCGTTTGAATTATGAGTAAAAGTTACCACTAAATTTGAACTTAAAAAACCTGTACCTGTTAATGTTATAGTTTCTGAAGTGCCTTCTAAAAAAGAAGTTGGACTTATAGATGATAAACCTGCTGGTGTAGATGATATTTTTGCCCATGAACTACCATTAGAAAAATATATAGCATTATTATCCGTATCATAACGTATATGTCCTTCACTAGAAGCTGCTGAAGGAGCTTGTGCTGTTGTACCACTAGGTAAACCTAAACTAGATGTACTATCTGTAAAGTCTACATCTCCATCTGCTTCTAAACCTGTACCGTTTAATAACATTAATTTATCTGATTTCAATCTCATAGTTATAGCATTAGAGCCTGCTTTTCTATTTGCAAACTCTATAAGACCATCTTCGGTACCGTCAGTTGCGTCTTGAATTTTTGCTGTAATTTTAGCGTATACTACTTCTTGATCGGCGTCATTTTCGCCTTTGAATTTTAATTGTCCTAGATAATCTGCGTCTGCTGGACTTGATGAATTTCTTTTTAATGTTAAAACAGGACCTGCTGAACTTGAATCTTCAGTAGTTGTTGCTAGAATAGAATCATCTGTTGATGTGTTGGAAATTGTTAATGATGTACCTCCGTCAGCAGTACCGGCAGAACCAGTATAACCAGTTGCCCCTTGAGCTCCTGTTGCACCTGCTGAACCTGTATAACCTTGTGATCCTGTAAAACCACCTGTTAATGGTTGTAATTCCCATGCCTCACCATTCCATCGCCAAGTACGTGTACCTAAATTATACGTGTCATTTGTTGACGGACCAGTCGGAAAATTTATCGTTGGCATATTATAATTTTATCCTTTTAAGTTTCTCGTTCCACATATTTATAATATTTATACTAACTTTAGGATAGCTATTTTCCAATAAAAAACCCCCGGAGACGAATCGCCGGGGGTTAATTTTAACTTTATTACTTTAGATTATTATGCTTTAACAATCTTTAGAGTGTGAGTAGCAGCTGTCGTTACCGAACCTGCTGGAAACTCTTGCGCTCTGTAATCATCACTGTTAACTTGTCTAGTTTGGTAGTTAGAGCCATCAAGTATAGTGTTAGCCATACCAGAACCTCTTGTAGTACCTGAACCATTAAAGTTATATCTAATAGTATATCCGTCTCCTGAACTAGCAGCTGTGTATCTAATCCATTCTTGACAAAGTGTGTCAAAAGATGAACCAGTTTGCTGTAAGTGGTTAGAGCCGTCTATATTTAATAGACTTTCGTATGATGATGTAGCACCATTTACTCTGTGTAAGTAATAGCTTGTAATCGTAGTCGGGTTGTCCAATGCATGTGACCCAATTGTACTTGCTGAATAAGCGCCAGTGTTGGCTCTTGTATCAACAAAAATTGGTGTGCTTGAACCACTAACCTCAGTCGCACCTGATTCACTAGCATTTGATGATACAAAATATGTACCACCTTGCTGAGTTGTTGTTGAACCAGCGACAAGCAAATCAATAGCAGGATGTAAGAACGTGTCCTTAATATCTGCTAAAGGCATAGCATGGATTTCACCACCACTTGTGTAGTAAACTGGCCATGTTGTACCTGTATCAGCTGTCGGCGAAACCGAAGCAACTGTTTGATTAACTTTATCATAGTTGACTGTTACCGTTTGAGGGTCTTGTGTGGTACCTGATCCTGGAAAAGACGAAGCAGACGTTGAAACTGTACCTGCTTTCTTTCTTGTATCAGATATTGCTCCTAAAGAGCCACCTGAACCTACTACTGATAATGTCACTGACGGGTTTTGAGAATATTGATAAACAATATTGTCAATAACGGCGTCAATTTGAGCTGAAGTCATTTCAACTAGATTGCCCGAGCTGTATATTAATGGGTTTCTTGTTGCCATAATTTATTTCTCCTTCTTACTCTACTTCTTACGAAGCGTTACCTATGATTGTTTTTAAAGTTGTGCCTGAACTATTTTTAATTAGTAAAGTCACTGCTGAACTAAAGTTAGATGAGTCGATAGTATCTACTTGTTCACCTTTTGAACCAGTGAAACCAACAACACCTTGGTTAGCTAATTCAACCCACTGTACACTGTTACCATCGTTGTAGTAAAAGTATTGTACGCCAGTTGCGCTATCTACCCAAATATCACCTTCGCCTACGCCTGAAGTTGGCGGAGAAGCTGAAGTTGTGATGTCAAGATTACCTTCAGAACCAGTGTAACCAATGTCACCTTTAGATCCTGTGTAACCAATGTCCCCTTTAGAACCTGTGAAACCTTTAGAACCAGTGTAACCAATGTCACCTTTTGATCCTGTAAATCCAGTGTCACCTTTAGATCCTGTGAAACCTTTAGAACCAGTGTAACCGATATCACCTTTAGATCCTGTGAAACCTATGTCACCTTTTGATCCTGTGAAACCAGTGTCCCCTTTAGAACCTGTAAAACCGATTGTACCAGAAAGGTCAGATACGAATGAGTAAGCTGAACCGTTCCATAGGTATAATCTAGAGTTTTCAGCGTCTGTTAAAGAGCCGTTTTCAATGATAGCAAATTCACCAGTTGATATGCCTGATGGAGATGTATCTGCTTGTAAGTTAGCAACACTTGTATAAGTCTTAGCAATGTTAAAACCTAAACCTGTGTCCCCTTTAGAACCTGTATAACCGATATCACCTTTAGAACCGGTATAACCGATTGATCCAGTGAAACCTGCTGTTAAAGGCTGTAGCGCCCAACCGTTGCCGTTCCATTTCCACTGTCTAGTACCGAGAG